TTTTTAGACACAGCTTACAAGTATTAAGTTTATTTAAGATAGAAAATGGCAAAAGTAAGAAAAGAAACAAACTACAACGAAGTTAAGCATAAATACAAAAAAACCAGCATTGGTAGGCGTAAACTGAAGACTTCAAGCATGAATAAGCACAAAAGGCGAAGATCGCCCAAAAAATTAGTCAAAAAATAAGACATGGCGAATCAAAAAGAAGTTGGCGAACATTTAGGCTTAACAAAACAGTATATTTCTAATTTAGTATCACAAGGCATACTACCTAAAGGCATTGGTCGTGGTGGTATGGATATGGATGCTTGTCGCAAAGCCTACATACAATATCTAAGAGAAAGAGCAAGATTACATCTCAAAGACGTACCTAACGACATCAATGAAGAAAAATTAAGACTGACTAAGAATCAAGCAGATCATAAAGAAATAGAAGTAGCAGTATTATCAAGCAAGTTAGTACATTCTGATGATGTCATTGATACTTGGCAAAACTTTATTGCAAATTGTCGTTCTAAACTATTAAATATACCTGCAAAAGTTACACATCAGGTTTTAGGACTTAAATCCTATGCTGAAGTAGAAGATTTAATAACAACTGAAGTACATGAAGCATTAAATGAACTCGCAAACTCAGGACTTCCAAAAAACTCTACAGATAATTTGGAAACAATCGATACAGACGTTCAAGCCACCGAAGAAACTTAATGTTTCTGAATGGGCAGACAATCATAGAGTCTTAACATCAGAATCTAGTGCAGAAGCTGGTCAATGGAAAACAAGTCGTGCTGAATATCAACGTGGCATTATGGACACACTCAATGATAGAGATATTGAAAGCATTGTTATCATGTCTTCTGCTCAAGTTGGCAAGACTGAAATACTTTTAAATATACTTGGCTATCATATTGCTCACGATCCAGCACCAATGTTGGTTGTTATGCCAACACTAGAAATGGCAAGAGCCTTTTCAACACAAAGATTATCTAAAATGATTACTGCTTCTGATGCTCTTAGAGGAAAGGTCAAAGATTCTAAAAGCAGAGATAGTGGTAATACCATATTATCCAAATCATTTGGCGGTGGTTTTGTAGTTATCTCAGGAAGTAATTCACCTGCATCATTATCATCAAGACCATGTAGGATTGTTTTATTGGACGAAGTTGATAGATACCAGCCAACTCCAGAAGGTGATCCTGTAGATTTAGCAAGAAAAAGAACTTCAACCTTTTGGAATCGTAAAATCATAATGACATCTACACCAACCATAGATGGCATGAGTAGAATCCAAGATGCTTGGAATACATCAGACCAAAGAAAATATCATGTACCTTGTCCACATTGTAAAACCCATCAACATTTAGAATGGTCAAACATCAAATGGGATGAAGATTTAAAAAATGTAAATTATGTTTGTAAGAGTTGTGGAGTTCTTATTGATGAATCCGATAAACCTTACATGATGCAAAATGGCAAATGGATTCAAGAAGGCAATAAAAGTAGTGTTGCTGGTTTTCATTTAAACGAATTGTATTCATCATGGCGAACATGGAAAGAAGTTGTAGAATCATTTTTGGTTGCTAAAAACAATCCAGAACAATTACGAGTTTGGGTAAATACATCACTAGGCGAATGTTTTGCAGAAAAAGGCGAAGAAATAGAATCCGATAGTTTATTAAATCGTAGAGAAAACTATGACCATGAAACTATTCCTGAAAATGTCGTTGTGCTTACTTGTGGAATTGATTGCCAATCAGACCGATTAGAAGCACAGGTTGTAGGTTGGTCAGCAGATAATCAAGTATATGTAATTGAATATAAAATCTTTTGGGGTGATCCTAACCAATTGGAAGTATGGAAAGAACTAGACGAATATTTATTATCTTCATTTACTAAAGAAAATAATCATAAATTAAAAATAGCAATAACTTGTATTGATTCAGGTTATGCCACACAAAGTGTTTATGGTTTTGTAAAACCAAGACAAGGCAGAAGAGTATTTGCTATCAAAGGACAAAGTATAAGTGGCAAACCAATTGCCAATCGACCAACACAATCAGGCAGACAAAGAGTAAGTCTTTATCCAATCGGAACTGATACTGCCAAAGATACTTTGTTTAGTTGGTTGAATGTCGCAGAAGAAGATCAAGCTGGATATATCCATTTCCCAAGTACAGTTGATGAAGAATACTTTAAACAACTAACAGCAGAGAAAAGAATTATTAAGTTTCATCGTGGACAAAAGAAATTAGTTTGGAAACAAACAAGAGAAAGAAATGAAGCATTGGATTGTTTTGTTTATGCTTTAGCTGGTTTCTATATTCTTTCGCCAAATCTAAATAAGATAAAAACCAAAAGCGAATCTCAAGAAGCACAACCAAAACAAGAGAAAAGAAAGAATCTAATCAATCGCAGAAGAAAAAATACTTGGGTTAATGATTGGTAAAAAAAAGCCACCTATTCAGGTGGCTCTTTTTTGAGCTAGAATTAGCTTTTAATATCAACAGTACATTTTAAACCTGTTGTACGAGAACCAACTATTTCTGCTTTTTTAGCAACTTCTGAATATAAAGAAGAAATGTCTACAGAATTATTTTGGATATAAACAAACATTTTGCCTTTACAAGTTTGGTAAGGACTGTTATCAACAAAAAAACCATAGTCTTTAATTTGATTGTCTTTAGCAAATTTTTGTACTGTTTCAAGAGCAACATTGTGATTTTCTTTAGATTTAAAATTTAAAGCAAATCCACCTATAACGTTTCCATGAAATTTAAGTTCGTTTCTGATTTGTGATTTTTTCATAATTTTCTCCTTTTTTGTAAATTATGGTTATTATATTAACAGGTTCACAGAGATTTACAACTATTATTTACAAATAAATTAAATTAATTTTATTTACCTTTTAATGATAAAATGCTTTTTAATTCTATTTTTTAGAAGAAATTTTTGTATATAAAGTATGTCCAACGCATTTGACAGAACCAATTATCCAACTCAAGAACCAGATACTATTGTTGTAGGCGACAGATTATTATGGCGAAGAGATGATTTAGCTGACGAATATCCTACATCTGCTTATGCTTTAACTTATGAATTTCACGAAGATTCAGGTGGTGGTGGCTCACATAAGTTTGCTATTACCGCTACTGAAGCTGATGATACTTATTTTGTTGAAGTAGCATCATCAACTACAGCTAGTTATTCAGATGGTGATTTTGTTTGGAACGCTTTCATTACTAGAACATCTGATTCACAAAGAATAAGAGTAGATACAGGCAGAACAACAGTAGTAAAAAATCTAGCTAATACCAATGCTGATTTAAGAAGTCATGCAAAAAAAGTTTTAGATAATATTCAAGCTGTTCTGGAGAATAGAGCATCAATAGATCAATCTTCTTTTTCAATAGCTGGTCGTTCTTTATCAAGAATGTCAGTAGATGAATTATTAACTTTTAGAGATAGATACAAAGTAGAATATTTAGAAGAAATTAAAAAGGCAAGAATTAAAAATAAACAAAGGTCAGGTAACACTATAGAGGTTAAATTCTAATGGCTTGGTACGACAGATTTACAAGAAAACCAAAAAGAAGAAAAACGCTTAATTTAAGAAAATACAATGGTGCAAGTACCAGCAGATTATTTTCTGATTTTCTACAAACATCTACATCTGCTGATGAAGAGATAAAAACCAATTTAAGATTATTAAGAGACAGATCAAGAGACTTAGCAAGAAATGATAGCTATGTGCAAAGATATTTGAATCTCATGCAATCCAATGTTGTTGGCAATAATGGTATTCGTTTATCAATGAAAGCAAGAAATGATGATGGTAGTTTGGATTTAGTAGCAAACAGAATCATTGAAGAGAAATGGCATCAATGGTGTCGTTTAGGTAATTGCACAACGAATGGCAGATTAACCTTTATAGACTGTCAAAAATTATTTATAGAATCTTTAGCAAGAGATGGTGAAGTATTAGTTCGTCATGTTAAGTCAAGAGATTCAGAGTTTGGTTATCAGATAGAGTTTTTAGAAGCTGACCATTTAGATGAAACTAAAAATGACAACCCTGAAAAGGGTGGTAATAAAATAAAAATGGGCGTGGAACTAAATGCAAGTAATAAACCTATTGCTTATTATCTCTTCAAAAATCATCCATTTGATAACCAATACTACGCAAGACAAAGCCACATCAGATTAAATGCTGATGAAATGATTCATGCCTACATTCCTAACAGACCTGAACAAAACAGAGGTGTGCCATTTACTGCATCTGCTATGGCAAATATAAAAATGCTTGGCGGTTATCTTGAAGCAGAAATAGTTTCTGCAAGAGTTTCAGCAAGTAAGATGGGATTTTTTACAAGTCCTGATGGTGATAGTTATGTAGGCGATGGCGAAGATGAAGAATATGTGCCGATAATGAACGCTGAAGCAGGTACATTTGAACAGCTACCAGCAGGAATGGATTTTAAATCTTTTGATCCTGACCATCCAACATCAGCATTTGAATCATTCAGCACACAAGTTTTAAGAAGTATTGCATCAGGTTTAAATATTTCTTATCACGCTTTAACCAATGACCTTAGTTCTGTAAATTACAGTTCCCTAAGAGCAGGTGCATTAGAAGATAGAGAGATGTACAGACTGTATCAAAGATTTACCATTGACCATTTCGTTAGACCTGTTTTTGAAAGGTGGTTAGAGATGTCAATATCAAGTGGTGCTATCTCAACATCTCCAAGTACCAACCAACCTTTGCCAATGAGCAGATACGATAAGTTTGCGAATTCAGCAAACTTTATACCAAGAAGCTTTTCGTGGGTTGATCCACAAAAAGAAATGATGGCTTCTATAAGTGGTATGCAGTCAGGTCTAGTAACATTTCAAGATGTTCAAGCAAATTATGGAAGAGATGTTGAGGAGTTGTTTGAGCAACACGAAAGAGAACAGAAGTTGGCAGAACAATATGGTGTGAAAACAGCTTTCCAACCTTTTGGTATGAAGATGCCTGTTGAAGCTGACATACAGGGTGGCGAGGGTGGCGAAGATGGCTAGACCAAATGAAGGCATGAAAGTCGAAGCACAAAAAGGCTTGGATTGGCGTGAAGAATTTGGTCGTGGCGGTACTAGAGTAGGTGCAGTAAGAGCAAGACAGATAGTGGCAGGTGAAAATTTATCTGATGATACTATCAAAAGAATGTTTAGTTTTTTTAGCAGACATGAAGTTGATAAAGAAGCTGAAGGTTTTAATTCAGGAGAAGAAGGCTATCCTTCAAATGGCAGAATAGCTTGGGCGTTATGGGGTGGTGATGCTGGTTTTGCTTGGTCAAGAAGATTAGTAGATCAAATGAAAAAAGAAGAAGAAACCAGAGCAGTATCAGGTAAGGCTCTTAAAATGATAGAAAACAAAGTAGAAGAACATAATGAAGAAGTAGGCGATGTAAAATCTAAAAGAACTACTGTCGGAGTATTATCAAAAGTTTATGAAAGAGGGATTGGTGCTTATAAGACTAATCCAGCTTCTGTAAGACCTTCAGTAAGTAGTCCAGAGCAATGGGCGGCGGCAAGAATTAATAGTTACTTGTATGCCCTTCGCAATGGTCGTTTTCGTTCAGGAAAACATGACACAGACTTACTACCTGAAGGGCATCCTTTATCAACCAAAAACAAAGAGGATAAATCTATGGAATATAAAGAAGATAGACATATTCTCAATGTAGAGGAAACAGACGATACTTATGTAATATCGTTTGCTAAACATGAGGATATGATGGAAAGTATGGAAGATGATGACAAAGAAATGATGGAATCTCGACCATATCATGATGAAGAAGATAAAGATGAAGAAGAAAGACTAGATAAGTCCGATATTGTCTATCGAACTCTAGACCTTTCAAGAGCATCTTATATCGATGAAGAAAAAAGAAGAGTGAGAATCGGAGTTAGTTCCGAAGAACCTGTTGAAAGGGATTTTGGCATGGAGATAATCTCACATTCTGAAGAGGACATTGACACTAGCTTTATTGGTAGTGGTAGGTCTCCTTTACTCTTAGATCACGACATGACTAAACAGATTGGTGTGGTCGAAAGATATGAAATTGATTCTGCTGAAAAAAGTGCGAAGGCAATTGTTCGCTTTGGTCGAAGTGAACTCGCAGAAGAAATTTATCAAGATGTCAAAGATGGTATTCGTCAAAATATCAGTGTTGGCTATAAGATAAATGGCATGGAACGTATGCGTGGCAACCAAGATGATAAGCCGATGTTCAGAGTATCAACTACACCTTTAGAGGTGTCAGTTGTTTCTGTACCAGCAGATCAATCACAAGCTGTCGGAGTAGGACGTTCTGAAGATAAACAAACAACCATAAAGGTAAAAACAATGACTGAAGAAGTTAAAAATGAAATAAACCTTGATGAAGTTAGGCAAGAATCTGTTGCTGAAGCTAAAGCCGAATTCGTTAGAAATTCTAAAGAAATTATGGACTTAGCTGTTAGACACAACAGAAGAGACTTAGCTGACAAGGCTATTCAAGATGGTAACTCAGTAGAAGAATTTAGAGGAATCTTATTAGACCAAATAGCGACTGATAAGCCTTTAGAAACTCCTGAGATTGGCATGAATAAAAAGGAAGTACGTCAGTTTTCGATTATGAAAGCAATCAATGCTTTAGCTAATCCAACTGACAGAAAGGCACAAAGAGAAGCTGAATTTGAATTTGAATGTTCAGAAGAAGCATCTAAACACTATGGCAGAACTGCTCAAGGTATTATGTTACCGCCTGAAGTTATGGCTAATTGGAACAAAAGGGATTTGAATGCATCTGATGATGCTGGTCTTGTTGGACAAGATTTCAGACCTGAAAGTTTCATTGACACGCTCAGAAACGCATCTGCTGTAATGCCATTGGCTACAAACCTAAATGGACTATCTGGCGATGTTAAGATTCCTAAGAAAACATCTGCCGCATCTGCCGCTTTTATTAGTGCAGAAGGTGGTGCATCTGGTGAGTCTGAAATGGTAATCGGTTCTGTAACTATGTCTCCAAAAACTGTAGGTGTACACACAGACGTTACTCGTCAATTAATGCTTCAATCATCTTTAGATGTTGAAAACTTAATTCGTGATGACTTAGCTAAATCAATGGCAATTGCAATTGATGATGGTGCTTTAGAAGGTAGTGGTTCTAGTGGAAATCCAAGAGGTATCACTAACACTTCAGGTATCAATACTGTTTCTTTAAGTAGTGCCGCCGCACCAACTTTCGCAGAAATGGTTTCAATTGAAACAAGTGTTGCTGTCGATAATGCTTTAGTGGGCGATTTAGCTTACATCATTAA